AGTGATTTCAGCCTGCCAGAGCTGAACGGTGGAGATCCTGATCGCCGCAAACCTATTGATGAGGAGGTTGCGTTCTGATTCACTTGGCATGATGGCTGGGTTTGATGGTTTTTTCCCAGCCTTTTACCTCCCTTGCGTTGACACTGCTACTGCTCGGGCCAAGTGGTAGAACAACGGTAATGCGCTGTAAGAGTTGGGTCTTGTCTAAGAGCAAGGCGGTACCAGCCAGTCATGGCTTCTGGGCCTTGTCAAGGTAAAATGTCAGTAAGCCCAAGACTTGAAAGCCCCCGAAAGGGGGCTTTCTTGTATCATGCAGTCGTCAGTGTTTTTGTTATGGCACGCCTGATCGGACTTTACAGTCCCGCTCCTCAATCAGGAAAAACATTTGCTGCGAATGTCCTAACTCAGTACGGCTATCGCTCGATGAGCTTTGCCGAGCCAATCAAGCGAATGGCGGCTGAGTTCATCATGTCCTTCGGCTACACAAAGGACCAAGCGCTTCGGTTTGTGTGGGCTGACAAGGAAAAAGAAATCGCAGAGATCAAAACAACAGCGCGTCACATTCTTCAAACACTTGGAACGGAGTGGGGGCGCAAGTGCATATCTAATGAGATCTGGACTGAGTGCATGATGTATCGAATTGCGTCTTGCTTGAGAGACAAAGATTGCAGTATCGTGATTGACGATGTTCGATTTGTTAACGAAGCCGAAACAATCAAAGGAATGGGCGGCGAGATGTGGATGATTATTCGCCCGTCAGCAACAAATTCAACAAAGCACGAATCAGAAGGCGGACTTGATAAGTGGGAGCATTTTGATCATGTCATTATTAACGATGGAACCATCGCTGACATGCGTAAAAAGGTTGACGAGTGCGCTAAATGCTAAAAGACAGAAGTGACGAATTTTATGGGGCGCGACTTGTAGCTGACGCTCGATTGCACCTAGGCGCCATCGTCAACAACGAAAGCTCAGAAGCTTTCTTCGTTACAATGTGCAAAATAATCAAGAATGAATTTTATCTTGGCTACAAGACTTTCACGGGTAAAGAGATAAAGCTGTCTGGGATGAAGGATTTCATCTTTAATTCAAATTATGGGCTGGGCATAAAACGAGAAACGATGCCAACTTTCTTGGCAAATTGCGCAAAGGCGGCAGTCAAAGACAAAACTCAGGCGCAGTGTGCAAAAAGATTTGTTAAGTGGCTAGGCGAACAGCATGATAAATACGACCTGCCGCACGAGTATCTTGAATATAGAAGAATTGACGCTTACATCAATGCAAAATACAAGGCAAACAAGCAGGAGAAATGGAGAAGAATAAACTTGCTCACTAGGATTTATAATCAGTACCCAGGGTATTTACAAGAAATAGGCGCAGAAAGAAAGTACAAGGACATTACAGATTGCGCACAAGACCTTGGCTTTTGGGAAAAGAAAGAACGACTCAAGCCACTTTCTCTTTATAAGCATCCAACTATTTTGCAAGTAGAAGACCTAGCGAAAGCGCTCAGCAAACGCCTTGACAGAAAGAAGCGTCGTGTTTTAATCGCTAAGCTAATTGAAATCTACAAACAGGAGCCACCTGTAAGTGACGGCGAATTTGGTGACGACACTTGAACAGTGCTCCATTCAGTCCTATTCCTTCTTTGTCGCAGGCAAACCTGAAACGCAGGGCTCCAAAAGCGCTTTTGGGCGTGCCTACACGGACCGGGAAGGGCGTCAGAAAGTCGCAGTTGCAATGGTGGAGCAATCGAAAGGACTCTATGCCTGGAGGGCCTCTATCGGGCGAATGGCAACGCTGATGCGCCCAAGAGACTGGCAGACAGATGGCATCTATCTACTGTCAGCATTATTTTGTATGCCCCGCCCCAAGATTCATTTTAATAGTAAGGGCGAATTGAAACAAAACGCCCCAGTCTTTCATTCCGTGAAGGGCGATGCAGACAAGCTGTTGAGAGCCTGTGGTGACGCATTGACAAAAATATGTTACGATGACGACGCTTTGATTGTCGCCGCCACGTCCATGAAGGTTTTTTGTGACCCACAGGACGGCCCCGGCGCACACATCAAGATCTGTCGCCTGGATCAAACAGCAGCGTCAGCAATGATGCTTGCTCTTAAACCCTGACGACGACTTGTTGCAAGATTGCGCTTCGTGTGCTAACTTGCACAAGTCATCACCACGCCTTCATGGCACGCAAAAAACAGGACGCGCAAGCTGTCCTAGACCACACCGAACTAGACGCCACCCAAATGCCTACCGAAGCTGCTGTCCTGGAAACTGAAACCAGCGAAGCCACCAAGTCGAACAAAGTGAAAGTAAGCGGCGAACGCAAAGTCGGCCAAGAGCTGCTTGATTTCGTGCAAGCCAATCAGAGCCTGCCCCCTGAGGATCTGGCTTTTGGCGCTGGCTACTACACCAAGGAGACCGACTCCGAGACCGGCGAAACCAGCACCCGCCTGCACAAGAACGAGTTCTTCAAGGCCGTTACCGAAGCCAGCACCGGCATCGCTTTTGTTCCTACAAAGCGTGCCTTCACTGCTCGTCGTGGTCGCGCCCCGATCATCACTGTCGGCAAGACCGGCAACTGTGTTGTTGGCGCTCGTCATGCAACCATTGCTGGCTTTGCTCCTGGCAGCAAAGTGACCGTGACTGCAGAAGAGGGCAAGATTGTTCTGACTCCCTGCGGCGACAGCGATTCTGCTGATGAAGGCGCTGACGAAGATCTCGACATCTGATCCTTCCTTCGACACGCAACGGCCTCGCCTCGGCGGGGCTTTTCTTTTAACTTCACTCGCATGTCTAACCAAGAAGACACAGCTGGCGTCATTCTCGCTGGCGGAATTGCAATCATTGGTATTGCAATCATTGGCCTAGGAATTTGGGCTTTGCCGCAAATCGGTGTTTATAACCGCACACTGGCAGGCAAGGCAGCGTTGATGGAGGCCGAAAGCACCAGACAGGTGCGAGTTCTGGAAGCAAAGGCGAAGAAAGATTCAGCCTCTCTTGAGGCAGAGGCGGAGGTTGAACGCGCCAAAGGCGTCGCAGAAGCCAACAGAATCATTGGCGACTCCCTCAAAGACAATCCACGTTACCTTCAATATCTTTACATCACTGGTCTGCAGGAGGGAAGCGAAAAAGGCAATCGCACCATTTATGTCCCTACCGAAGGCGGCCTTCCTATTCCTACTCTTGGCATTGAAAAATGACATCGCTACAGAAACAGGCGCAACAGTGGAGAGAGGCTTTTGAAGTCAAAAGCGACAACAAAAAAGGTAGTGCTCAATACAACCTGCAACTTAACTTGATTGCAGAGGAGTTCACAGAAGTATTTGAGGCGTTCAATCAGTTAATGCAGGACGATCTTGACACGCATGTGGATTTACTGAAAGAACTTGCTGACCTTGTTTTTGTCTGCTATCAGGCGGCTGAAAACATGGGCTGGGATCTTGATGAAACAATGCAACGAGTGTTTGACAGCAATATGAGCAAGCTTGACAATGAAGGCCGTCCGATTCGCAATGAGTCGGGCAAGGTTCTAAAAGGGCCAAATTATCAGCCGCCCAACCTACTCGATTTAGTTCAAAATGAACAGATCGCCAGCTGATCTTCTTTGTTTTTTGATTACAGCATTTACCATCGCATTAATTTCTCGTGAGATCGTTGTCTATTCAACCAACACCAAAAACACGGAAGTTCTTCTTCCACTTTCCACTACTCAACATAATTGAGTGTTTCAACGCCCTGTCAGAGGTGGATGCTCGACATCAATTGATCAACAGTCGCTTCGCTCCCTACTACGGTCAAGCCGTTCTGCTCACGGCGGATGACGGACGCTGAAGCCGATGCCATCATTGATCGGGTCTGGCAGTCGGAGGCTTCTCTGACGGCTAACCTCAGAGCCCTAGTGCGTGCTGCCGCCTGTTATGGATGGCGGTGCGCCCAGGCTGCTCGCTGGATCGAAAAACACTCAACTCGCTGATCATGGTTAATCCGATTGAAGAGCAAAAGCGACAAGATCGCTTAGAAGCCTGGTACGAAAAGGACGGGCGGAACGATAAAAATCACCCCATGTACTCTCTTTATACGGGACTCGCGGCTAAGTACATGAACAAGGAGCAAGCAGATGCCTGATTCAATCAACCTAGAGGAACTCTTTCAGCAATACTGGAAAGACTCTTTTCCATTTGCGCCCGCGAATAAGCAAAGCGCAGCCTCGCACGTTGCTTTTGCTCAGTACGCAATTATGCAGGTAGAGGCACTGCGAAAAGAGAAAGATCAATGATTTTACATGACGCTGAGATCGAGCGGCTATGCAAAGAAGAGGCAATGATCTTGCCTTATGAGCCAGAGCAGCTCAATCCTGCTAGCTACGACGTGCGATTGAGCGATCAGCTCATGATTGAATCAGTCGCAACTCAAGAGTTCATTCGGACGCCTATATCTGGATTCACCAAAGAGAATCCATGGTTGCTGCGTCCAGGGCAGTTTTGTCTTGGATGCACAGAGGAGCTATTGAACATGCCGGAGGACGTTGCTGGGCAGTTTGCGTTGAAGTCCAGCAGAGGGAGAGAGGGCTACTCTCATGCTCTCAGCGCCTTCATTGATCCTGGCTTTCACGGAAGCCGTCTAACGCTTGAGTTGCACAACATCAGGCAGGTACATCCGATTCCCTTGTATCCGGGAATGCTTATCGGGCAGATTGTATTTCAAAAGATGCTTGACACCCCACTTGTTAGCTACAAGCAAAAGGGGCACTATAACTTTAATGCAACTGTGATGCCTAGTATTTGGGCGCAGTCAAGCTAAGTCTTCAAGTATATTCTTGTACTTATCAATAGAGAACTCCTCGCTCATATTTTTGCACGCTTCCATAATTGCCCAGTGAGCCCTGCTGTTATTGAAAGATGACTGATGATTAAGCAATAAAGCTAAATCAAGAAGCCCTTGGTAGTCTCTGCTCCTGAATAATTCCTTAAGGCGCTCTGCGTTAAGCCGCTCCTGGAATTGATCTTCGGCGCGATAGCTTGGAGATGACATTGACGTTCAAGAAATGATTATGACTGAGATTACCGAGCCTTACCTTGAGGCGCCATGTAAAGAAAATGAGTGGAAGTGGCGCGTTTACGGAATCGGGATGGTGTGGGATCATGCGCAAGAGTGGCAGGCTCGATGGAAGCTCCACTATTTACAGGTTTCACGAGGCACCACCACCGACAATGGCCCGCGACGCGACACAGGCTTACCTCAATGAAATAGGGCGATACCCCCTCCTGACGAAAACTCAAGAGGTAATTCTTGGTACGCAGGTGCAGGCTTGGATGAACATAAAAGACAAAGATGAAAATCAATACACAGAAGAAGAGAGGCGCATAGCGAGAATTGGCAGGCGAGCAAGAGATAAATTCATCAAATGCAATCTTCGTTTAGTTGTAAATGTTGCACGCAAGTATGTTCCAAGATGCAACAGTCTTGACTTGATGGATTTAGTGCAGGAAGGAAATGTCGGACTTGCAAGAGCAGTAGAAAAGTTTGACCCAACACGCGGGTATGCGATGAGCACATACGCATACTGGTGGATCAGGCAGGCGATACAAAGATCAATGCAATTCAGCGATGCAACAATTCGCCTACCAATTGGAATTCACGAATCAGTCATCAAGATCACAAAAACAACAGAGCGACTGACAAAAGAGCTTGGGCGCGAGCCAACACTTGAAGAAATATCTATCGAGCTGGAAATTGCCATACCAGAAATCAAAGCAATACTTGATGCGCCAAGAGCCTCAACAAGTTTGGACAAACAGGCGAACGAATCTGATGGGAGTAGCCCGCTGATAGAGCTAATCTCAGACTCCAAGCACTCCAACACAATAGAAGATGCAGAGCAAAGAATTGCAATTGAGGATGCGTATGCAGCGATAGAAAGCTATCTTGACGAAACCACGCAGTATGTGATCTTTGAGCGCATGAAAGATCCGCCGACACCTTGGAAAGAGATCTGCGAGATCACAAAGATGACACGCGGAAGATTGCAACTAATGGAAAAGACAGGACTGCAGCGCTGCGCACTCTTGCTGCGCATCAAAAATAGATTCGATCTTTAATTACTTTGGCTGCGGGCAAGTGCCAAGTTTGTAGTCAACAAACAAATCACGCGGATCTGAATCTCTCAGCCAGCTGACAAGCTTTCGATAGTCCGCTTCATTTGCAATTCCAATGCAACCTGCGGTGCCAGGTGAAGTTCTTGCATTGCTATCAATGTGAATCTCAATAGCACTGCGTTCAGTCCCCCCAGGCCCCAAATACCTCAGTGGTGTGCTCACAGGCCCAAGGCCAGGCCCCCAGCTTCCCGAGTAGTTGTCCTTCCCACTCGCCCACTCAATATCTTCGATGCCCCAGCGACCCTCTGGAAGCGGCTCAAGGCTGCCAGCTCGACTGCGTGCCCCAACTCTGAATTGCTGCGCCCCAGGAGCCCCGGAAACCACCAGTAGCGACCCGATTGACTCGCCGCCCTTGATGTACTCAAGCTTGAGTTGCTCAAGTCCACGCGCATCCAGCTTTCCCGTGCGAGTCAGCAGCAGATGCGGCTTAGGGGCATTGGCAGGAATCGGACGTGCGCCAACAAAAAGATCAATTTCGTCTTTCCTGCGATTAACAAGTCCCTGCAGGATTTTGCCATCCGCTTTATTCCAACGTGGCAGCTCTTCAATAACAACTTTTACGGGATCTTCTTTGTTGAACAGTCTTTTGCGCAGAGTGCTTTCTTCTAATGCCCCAAGTCCAACATTGTAGGCGAAGGAAATAATTGCAGCAGTCTGCTCAGAGCGCCAAGTCTTTGCCATTGGCAGCAAAGCAAAAACACCCGGCGCAAAGAGATTCTCTACTTCATTTTGAAGCAGCTCTTCTGCCATGTCTTGTGTAATCTTGTCCCCCATTCGCACGGCGCGATCAATGAATCGAGTTGCGCCATATCCAATTGTCGGAACACCAGCTGGGCACTTATACGCCTCCAGTCTGCAGCCCTCCCATTTCCTGATAAGTCTGAGTGCAGGTGCAAGCCATGCAGGCGCAAGTGGTTGTTTCTGCAGTGGATCAGCCCGATACAACTCCGCAAACTCCTTCAGCACTTCATCAGAAAGCTTCCCCTGCAGCCAATCCCAAGCTGCAAGTTGATGCGGTAGTTCCTTGAAATGCTTTGCAGCACTGCGCAGTTGAATTGCACTCATTTGTCGCTCCAGGGTGCTTTGATTTGCATTGCGCCGCCCAATTTGCGACTTTCGCCCGTCTGCAGAGTGTCGTCGGGCGCTTCATGCAAGACGACTGGCTTCTCTTGTTGTGGTTGAGCTGCCAACCAGTCGGCTTCAGCGCGATCTAAGCGAGGCTTGAGAGTGGCGTAAAACTTGTGATCCTGTGCTGCCTTGCGCAGGTGATCACGCCATGTCTTGTCGCCGAATCGCGCCAGCCAGACGGTTTCGGCGTTCAGCGCTTTGGGAAAAGAATCTTGAGCGCTTTTACGATCAACTGCACCCAAGAATTTTCTTTAACAGGAAGCAGCGCGATAATTTCAGAGCCAGCTGCAATGATAATTGCGATAACGGCTGCGGTGGTGGGGTCCATGATTAGCAGGAAGGTGGCCTTGCTTCCAGCTTAGAGACTCTTTGCTCAACTGTGTTAAGCCTTTGAAAAGTTTCTTTTCTGTCTTCTTTAATATCTTGATGAAGGACTTCAAGTTGAGTTGCAATATGCTCTACTGCACTTGTAAGACGAATAACTGCATCTCGTGCTTCATCGCTTCTACGTGAGAAGCCCATTGCCCCCATCGCTGCAACGGAGATAGACGCGCCAGCCACTGCGGCAAGGACTTCGATCATGGCAGCAATGGCTACCCAAGAAGCATAGCGACCAAAAGGCTTAAGAGATAATTGCAGTTATGCAAACCTCAGCGAGAATTGATGTAGACCTTGATTGGCGGCATCAGATAGAACAAACATGCGGGTGCCGTCAGGAGACACGCGAACGCCCCAAGGTGTACTTACTGCTCCTGTTAAGCCATACAGAGGGATTAGCTCAACAGTGCTCAGCGTTGCAGTGGAGAGGTCGCTTGGAGAGGTCATTGCAATTTGCCTGACTTGACGCCCGCCATTCGCGGCACTGTTGTCAACAGTGGCGTAGATTCGCAAGCCATCAGCCATAACATGAACGCCAAATGATCCAGTCAAAGCAAGGCTCTGCGAAAGTGTGGCCGTGCCCAGTTCATAAGCAGTGCTTAATGTGTATTTGCGAATGTTGTCCGCGTCGCCCGCAAGAAACAACAACGTACCATCATTATTAACGTGAATACCACGCGGGGCTGATTCCGTGCCGCCTACATAAATAAATCCCTTAGCTGTGCTGATGTCCCAAGCTGTGCCAAGCTGGATTTCATATACAACATCGTTTGTAGATCCAACAAGATAAATTTCTGTGCCGTCATTTTTGAAGGTCACTCCTAGAGGAGAAGTTTCAAATCCAACAGATAATGCTTGTACAAATGAAATTGTTGATACGTTCCAGGCTGTAGATAGTGAAAACTCCCTAACTGTGTCATTCGTTGGGCCGGTAACGTACATCTTTGTACCGTCATCTTTGAACCATAATCCTGTAGGAGTTGCTTCGCCAATCGTTGCAGATACACGCACAAAAGATGCAGTGCTGATATTCCAAGCGGTGCTCAGATCGTATTCGTTTACATCATCGCCAGTAGCACCAGTAACATACATCTTGGTGCCGTCTGGCTTAAAGAATAAAGCGCTAGGAACGGTTTCTTGTTCATGGACCAAGTATCGACCCGTAACCGAACGTGGTTCCCAAGCAGTCGTAAGAGAATACTGGATAATACGATCTGCGGTGTCTCCAACAATGTACATCTCCGTGCCATCATTCTTAAAGGTCATCCCTTGAGGTGTTGCATCGCCTGCAAAATAATATCCAAGGAATGAAATTGTAGACACATCCCATGCTGTACTTAAACTAAAAACTCTTACAGTATCTGAACCTGTCCCAACCACAAACATTTTGTCGCCGGAAGATGAAAAGAAAACTGCACTTGGAGCTGTGTCGCCAGTGCCAGCAGATGCTCTCACGAATGATGCAGTTGAAATATCCCATGCTGTAGAAAGTGCATACTGATTAACGTCATCGCCAACAGTGCCAATGACGTACATCTTGGTGCCACTATCACCAAAGAATAAACCAGTGGGAACAGTTTCTTGACCTGCTACGCTAAATGAAACGGTATCATAAGTTGCAGTTGAGACATCCCATGCCGTTGACAGGCTGTATTGAAAGATCGAATCGGTGATATTGTTTAAGATATACATCTTGGTGCCATCATCCTTAAAAAATAAATCTGTACTCTCAGTTGCTTGAGCGTTGACACTTACACTTTTATTTGCATAGCTAGCTGTTGTGACATCCCAAGCTGTGCTTAATGTATATTGAAAGACAATATCGGTGGTTGCTCCAGGACTCATGACATACATTTTGGTGCCGCTATCATCAAAAGCAACGCCACTGATAGTGGTCGTTTGCCCTGACACAAGGAACGACTTGGCTACATAATCAGCAGTTGCAGTTGAAATATCCCATGCGGTAGACAATGTATACGAAAGGATGACGACGTTTGTACCACCAATTACATACAGCTTTGTTCCGTTATCTCGAAAAAATAAAGCAAACGGAGTTGCGTCTAGCGTAGTTACGCTTAAACTTTTATTAGCATAAGAAGCGGTGCTTACGTCCCAAGCCGTGCTTAGTGTGTACTGATATACGGTATCATTCGTGCCACCCATGATGTACATTTTGGTGCCACTGTCACCAAAGAACGGTGTGCGTGGTGTGGCATCTTGCGTGCCTACATAAAACTTTTTAACGTCAACCGTAGCTGTAGCTAGATCGTAAGGCGTGGAAAGCGTGCAAGACCACACAGCATCTACGCCGTACCCCGTAAAAAACAAACGAGTGCCATCATCACTAATTGCAATTCCGTTACAGTTAAGGTCGTAATCACCAACCACCAAGCTCTTACTGGAGTAAGCAATGGTGGAAAGATCCCAAGGCGTTGTACATTCGTACTGAAAGATGGTTGCAGTGGTTCGTGTACCACGCACAGCAACATAGACATAGCGACCATCGCGGCTGACATCAAAACCCTCTTCTGTGCCAGAGCTGGTCAGGGCATTGAAAACACCGTCATAGCTAAAGCGGCTGATGTATTTTTTGGCGTCTTGTAGCGCTACTACGTCCTCGGGCTGATACACCCCGCTGGTGCGCTTGTTATCTGTGCCGCCGATCAGTCCGAGCCTCATCAGGAGATCTCCTCGTAACCGATCACCAGCTCTAGGTCGCTAGCTGCACTTGCCAAGGCACGGATACTGTCGCCTTCCTCCAGATAGAAGTAGGTCTCCTTGGTGCTGAGCACCTGCGTGGCGTCAGCAGGCACCGTGATGGTTTTGGCGATGTGGCGATCCGTCGTGCCGTCGTAAATGCTCACGCTGATATCAGCGGCGTTCACGCCATCCACGTTGGCGCAAAAGATGCTGTTGATCTTGAGCACCTTGCCACTGGAGGCGCCGTTACTCAGAGCAGCGGCCAAGCTAGTAGTGACGGCGTAACGAGCTGTGCGCCCCAGGATTGTCGTCGGTGACTTGAGATTTGGGGCGGCCATCAGAAGATCATCCCAGAAACAACTGGATCGACGCCAGCTGCGCTAGCCCCGACCTCAACCATTGCCCCAGCAGCATTTTTCACATAAAGCTTTCCGGCTGTTTTATCCCAGCCGGGCTCAGCAACATCAAAGTCGGCTGGATTCGGAGTGGTTGTACCCTGCCGAATAACAATCTTATTATTACGAGGCATCAGTATGTTCCTCCATCAATATCAAAACCACTTACTGCACCATTTTCAAGGAAAGTGACCAAATCGCTAAAAGCAACTTGAACCATCGTTCCGTTGTCGTTAACCACCATTCGATCTGCAAGAGCCAGCGTGGTAGCAGTAGCAGATGTGGAGCCATCAATAATGGCGACTTCACTTGAAGTCAGCAGGGACAGCGCAGTAGCAGCGCCGGTTTGCATCCCAGAGAGCGTGTCAAGATCGGCGTCCCAAGCCTGAACATTCGTCCCAATCGCCAAGCCAAGACTGGTGCGAGCCGACCCAGCATCAGTTGCCCCAGTGCCACCATCGGCGATAGCAAGAGTGCCTGTGATCGCAGATGCGCTGAGATCAAGAGCAAGCTCGGTGCTTTCGATCACCAAGCCGCCATTTGCTTTCAGGTCAACGCTGACCACGCCTGCAGTGAAGTCAATTCCATCGCCAGCACTCAGAGTCTCCTGGGCGTTGATGGTGATAGAACCACTGGCGTTGGTAATGCTGATGCCAGTTCCAGCAGTCAGGGTGGCTTTAGTCAAAGACCCGCTGGAATTACCAATCAGCAATTCGCCGTTTGCGTAGCCATTTGCATAACCAGTTCCACCAAGCGCAGTAGAAACTGTCGTAAATCCAGTTCCAAGGGCGCCGCTTGTCAGAGTTCCAACCGAAGTCAGCGAAGAACTAACAACAGTAGACCCAAGCGCTGTTTTTGAAAGAACGCCAGCGCCATCAATGCGATATGAAAGCCCAGCAGTTAGCTCTACGTTTTGATTGAACGTCCAGCTATCTGTTGAGTCATACCAAAGAATTGACTTATCAGTTGTACCTTTGAGAATGATCCCGCCCGAATCAGCGCCCGCATCTGTTGGAGTTGCGGTAGAACCAAGCTCAATATTTTTATCGTCTGTTGATACGGTCGTTGAGTTAATAGTTGTAGTTGTACCATTAACTGTTAAATCACCACCAATCGTAACGGCGCCAGTTGTAGTAAAACCACTTACTGTTGCGCCGGAAATATCAAATCCACCCGTAAAAGTCTTGGCACCACTGACTGTTTGAGTACCAGTTAGATTCAGATATGCGCCATCGCCGCCAATTGCAATAATTGAAGTTGCTGTACCACCAGCGCCCCCGGTACCTTTTCCATACCAAAGGACATCGTTGATTTCGTTAAATGCAAGTTCTGCATTCTCAAGGGAAGACGGTGCGCCAGTAGCGCCAGAAACCCGCCGCCTAATACGAATCGTGTTGGCCACTAAAAATTACCTCCATCGGTAAGTGTTGTTTTTGTGATTGTGGCGTCAAGACGAAAACTGTCAGAGGCCACGTCGTAATAGAGCAGGCTCCTATCTACCTTAGCGCTCGCATCTACATCCGACATTCCGGCGAGTGAAGATACGCCAGACGGTCCCGGTGGCCCTTGTATTCCAGGAGGCCCCTGAGGCCCTTGAACAACAGTCGAAATAACAGTTGACTGCGGTACAGTAACAACTGTCGTCTTGCTATTTTCTGTTACTACGACAGTATTTTCAACAGATGTGATATTTACGGAAGTCATGCCGAATACCCTTGAGAGACGTAGATAATCCCCTCAAGATAGTATTCACGAAGCCCGCCAGCATTTACAAGCAAAACATCGTAGTAAACTTCATCTGGCAAGGTTGCCGTTTGCGTATTCGTCAGCAGAAGATCAACAGTGCCATTCGGGCGATCAGTGTAAGTTACTCCAAAGTCAGCATATTTTGTTGTTCGCCCACGATCCCAAACTTGAGCGATAACTGTCCAGCCAGTTAAATTGATTGCGACGTTAGAGCCGTCCTTAAATTGCAGGCGAACGGGATGATCCGCTCGCCTTTGCAAGGAGAAGTTGTATGTCCCAGGTGTGACTGCCATAAGGCAAGTCTACCGGCCTTGACCACGCAAGGGTTTTTTGCCTCTGCGACGAGGGCGACTGTGCTGACCGAATCCCTGTGAAGTTGTTTTCGGGGGACCAGCTTTGTGCTCAACGCGAGCGGTGCCGACCTTACTTTTAACAGCCATCAGCCTTCCTCCTGAGCAGCGTCATCAAGCGACGGGAACAGCTCATCAATAAATGCCTGCGGGAGGTTGAACTGATTAGCAAGCTCTCCGACACTTTCAATTACTGCGTCAGAAATAAGATTAGCTGCAAAAGCAGCTTTCCAGCTATTCACAAAAATCCTGCTGTCGCCAACACTTGCATCCTTCAACCCGACAATCATCCCGCCGTAGAGACCGGGTGCAGCACTGATCAAGCCACCGAGCATCTCATTGATTGCCGCATCGCTCATTGCTGCAGCAGAGAACTCAACCCAGTGTGGAGTCGGCGGCGCAGGAGGAATCTCTACAACGTCAAACGACGTGCCATTCCAATTCAACGCTTGAGTCGCAGGATCATACTCAGGCTGCTCGATCAGAACGTAACCGGCTTCTGCAATCTCATCCTCGGTAAAGGTGCTGGGATCAGTGCGTGTAAATCCATTCGCAAGCGTAATGCGAAAAGGAAGTGGGGCAGGTGCTGCGCCGTTGAAAGAGTAAAGAACTGACATGGCAATCAAGAAAAAGTTAAGGCACTGCGTACCTAATGATTACAATCCCGGAGCCGCCAGCACCCGAAATGAGGGTGCCGGGTTGGCTCAAGGTTGCGCCTCCGCCGCCACTGCCTGTATTTGGCGCTCCATTCATTGGCGTGCGACCAGCCGGAAGAGCGTAATTTCCAACTGCAATACCACCCTGTCCTCCTCCCCCTAAGCCACCAAGCCCTGTCGAAGAACCAACATTGTTGTTGCTCAAGGCGCCACCACCACCACCGCCCGCATAATACAAGCCGATCCCATTAATTGATACCAAAACACCATTGCCGCCATTTCCGGGAGCGCTGATAGTTGCATTTGCGCCAATGCCTCCAGCGCCACCACCGCCACCAGATCCGTATGAGCTGCCAGAAGAAAGAGCCGGAGCGCTTCCGCCATTATTTCCCTGACCAGCCGTTCCTTGGCCGCCCAATTTTATACCGGTAGATGGAGGGTAACAGCCACCACCGCCAGAGCCGCCATTTAAGCCAACTCCAGCACTCACGCCATTTCCAGAACCGCCGCCGCCCCCTAGGGCTACCAGGGAACTGAATGAACTATTCCCTCCGTTTAGCCCATCCTGCGTTCCAGGCAGAGCACCCGCCCCAACAACAACCGTATAACTTCCAGAGGCGAGCGATGTCAGAGTTCCAGTCAGAAGACCGCCTGCGCCACCACCACCGCCACCACCGCTGGCATTAATGCCGCCAGAACCGCCGCCGCCAACAATCAAATACTCAACTGTTTTTGCACTTGGCAAAACGAATGATGATGTTCCAACCGTTGTAAATTGATGCACGGCATAAAGCTGCGCACCAACTTGTATGTTGTAAACATCTTGGCCGCCAGTTGCAATTGAAACAACGGTGGTACTGGGCCACTTCTGCGTAGCCCTTCCCTTATAGACCTCTTGGAGGCTCCAGATTCCAGGCTGTTTCTGACTCTTTGTAGGGGAAAAGTCCCCATTAATAAAACCACCGTTGAATCCAGCCATTACGCAATCTCCTCATAGGAAATAGTCAGAGTCAAATTGCTACTAGCGGAAGCAAGGGCGCGAATCAAATCACCCTCAAGCAGATAAACGTAGGTCTCTTTTGTTCCAATCATCAAAGTAGACGAACCAGGAACAGTGATATTCCTTGCAATATAGTAATCAACGCCAGAGCGTTGAATTGCAACAGAAATATCTGCGGGAGTAGCAGTAGTAATATTTGAGCAAAAGATCGAATTCACCTTAAAAACCTTGTTGCTTGCAGCTGCATTTGTTAGTGCAGTGCCAAGGTTTGTAGTAGGTGCGTAATAAACGGTGTTACCAACAATGGAATTGGCGTACCTGAGGTTAGGATTCGTCATGAGAAAAGCATTCCGAAGATGGGGTTGTCAGGAGCCTGTTGGGATCTCCAATAGTTTAGCCCTTGTACCGTCACAACTTGAGGAGCAGGATCGGCATCAATTGCTGCATTAATTTGAGTGTCGGTTCCGGTTGGAGTTGTTGTGTTTCGCAATGCCTGAGCGCCCGCGAGACGAACAGGGCCAGTGCGAGTTGTTTGTGCATTGTTGACCTCGGGCAAACCAGTAATGGTACCCGTCACATTCAATGAATTAACCGTCAGTGTGTCGGTAACATTCAAGAACGGGAAGGTCGTATTTTGGAAGTCATCAACAGAGCTGCTTCCAATATTTTCAACGCTTAGCGTTGTACCTGTTTCAACATCTTCAAGGCCCCTAGGCGAAACATTGAAGCCATCCTCGTTGCTACCTTGCGGAACAACACGACCACCAAGATCATTCGTAAAGTAATACGTGAACTTGTTCTGATCGCTCAGATCCTTCTGCGCAGCTGGGAACGACTTGGAGTAGTTCAGGTAGCCAGCCCACTCCCAAGCGTGCCCATAGAGCCGCAGGACCGATGGACGGCGCATCTCCACCGCCCAGTTAGCGCGACCCGTTGCAGCCCCACCAGACGGCGCCGTGGGGAAGTCCACAGTGCTGGTTGGATCAAGCAGGCGAGTAGTGGAAAGCCTTGGGGTCAACGCCGTATGAGCCGCTGCGGTAGTAAAACCAAGCTCAACCAAGAAGAAATGAAGGCCCTTGTAATCCGTCGAAGACCTATAAATGTCTTGAACGGCCTTATAGGCAAGATCTTCCTGCGTTGTACCAGTTGTAGTCCAGATCGTTGTCCAGTTAATACCGAGAGTCGTGCTATAGGGATTGGTGTCACGATCCCAGTCAATCTTCAGGATCTGGCCCTCTTCATCAATTCTGTCCTCTGCGTTGTAATCAGAACGCATGTGGACATAAATCTCCTTCCATACGCTGATGTCAGGCGATGCAGAAGAAGTCCTGTTTGACTTAATTGCTTGATAGTGCTTGTTGTTGTGCTTAACAACTGTGCCGACAGGATAGTAAGTGTTATTTGCATATGTAATACTTGGCGCACCACGGCGAATGGTGATCTCTGCCGTGCTCACAACACCATCACCAGCCAGCAAGCCAACGCCTGTCTGGCTGACAAGAACGATCTCATCGGTCGTGCTAAAAGTCCGAGAGATGCCGCCGCCTGCACCACGGTTGGGGTCGGTCTGAAGCACGAAGTTGCGCTGAGGCAAGCGAGCAACTGCCGTGTTGTTCAGATAGATAGAAGCGCGACGTTCGGCAGGTGTGCGCGTATCAACTACACGGCGAACATAAACACGTTTGCCAGGTGCAAGGTTGACGCCATCTGGATCAGTAATTGAATCCTGTCCAGTCAGAGCGGCGGTAATGTTAATGACCGTTGGAGCAGTAGAACTCCAAGCAGAAGTAGCCAGTGGGGCATACCAAGGCTTACCAGCTGGATTTTCAACCCAGAGGTAAGTGGTCGGCATAAAACTATAACCATCCCTGTAAAGAATGTCAGGTACGGTCGATGACTCGCTGTTAATTGCAAGCCCAGTCGTCAACGTGATAGTTGTGCTAGTAACAGAATCAATTGTGCCAAGATAGATGTAGCGAACATTGCCTGTTTTTTCGCTGAGATTCAGCGGAACACGCAAAGAGCCAACCGACCAGTTTTTGTCAGATGGGAACGCAAAACTCTTGTAGCCCTTGCTAATTGCAGCGCAGCCACCGAAGGAGCTATTGCTGTTGGTGATCGTGATTTCACCGCCGTTATCGGTGAAGTGGTGAACACCATGCCCAATAGCAAAAACAGAAACCTCTTGGATAAAGCAATCGTTGACAGCAGTAATATGCCGACTCATGCGAGCCGGATTCATGCGAATGTCGTTGGGGCTAGTGGAAATGTAAGTAGCGTAGTTGGCGTCAACAGTTGTGGCACTGATCGCAGACCAAGTATTTGTCACATAACGCTGCCAGCAGCGCATGTCTTTCTGAAGTGAGACGCCGGTAAAGTTGGCGCACACCATCGACTTCAGACCAGTGACCTTAGCGCCATCCATAAAGGCGCCAGACATTCCATAGTCAGATCGAATAGAGCAGTTAAAAATATAAGGAGAGGCACTGGCAGTTGTATCCCACGCAGAAGTGGGATTTTGAGTTGTATCAATCGGTCCTACGATTTCATACTCAGTAGTTTTCGTTGTTGCGAGAACAGAACTAAGGTCTGCGCCAGTGCCAACGGTGTTGCGGCACTTGGTGTAGAAGTCATCAAGTTCGGTCTTGCCGCCAAACTGGAAAAGATCAAGCAGGTGGTGGCTTTGGGCAAGGTTCACCTTGTCCATCGCGGTGAATCCAAAGAAGTACCCCGTACCGGTAATCTTGAAGATTGCACAGCGATTGCTGTAGTTGGAAGTCTCGTCGGCGAGGGACGGGACATAGTTCGGGCGAATCGTGGTCTTCCTAAGGTCAGGACCACACAGCGAGCAACCACGAGGCAGCAGCAGACCGCCGACAACAGGGTTGAAGGCGATCAATTCAGCTGTAGTCGGGGTTTTGTCGGTACCCCAGCTGGCCAGCGCGGTTGAAGCGCTACCGGGATCGTTGTAAACAGTGTGAGTACCAGGCGAAAGAACAATGCTTACAGCATCAATATTTGCCCTTACATCCGTGTAGGTGTACCAGTTCTTAGATGTAATAATTGCTGCTTCGATGACAGCCCTGTTGATTGTTTTGAACGGGCGCTGAGGCGTATAGCCACAAGTCATCCGTTGCTTCTCAAGTCGCTTCAGCTTTTGGGCAATCTTTTCCTCGTCCGTGCCAGAAGCAAGCTCGTAGCTGTTATATGCACCACCAACAAACCTATCGCTACCCGTGTAAGGATTCACATACAAAACAAAGGGTGCGCTCAGCGGATCAAGACTGGCTGCGCTACCTGCAACTACATTTGCGTCGCCGCCGACTTGACGAAACAGATCAACGAGGGTGGCCAGCTGCTGCCTTAGCTGCGCCTGCGTTACGTTGATGTCATCAAGAGCACCAGATGCGCCTGCTTGAGTTAACTGGGGCACGGATGACGACCTTAATCACTTGCCCCATTATACGGAGACAAGGAAGCGTGGCTAGTTTGTCCCCATCCTCAGAGCAATTTCACCAACCGTCACAAAATTCAAAGAGCCTGCGATGATCTCGTCTGGCCTTGTGTTAATTGCTATCGAAGTGACCATTAGCTGAGTTTCATAGTAAAGGTCACCCGGTAAAAGCGTACCGCCCTCTGCAGGGCGATTCTGAATCATCCAGAACTCAGCGTCAGCCTTGCATCCCTTCTCTGTCATGAGCAGCAGGTTGAGAAGGGCGGTCGGATCTTGCGAGTCAGCCTCTTCGTTCCTATCTACAATAAAATCAAGACTGCCACCACCAGAAACAATGCTCTTAACTGCATCACCGAATTTTTCACCAACACCAGTTGTGTCAACTTCGGGCGCAGTCAGATTCAGCGACCACTCCCTGAGAAGCGACTGAATCTTCCAGTCAGACTCACTGACACTTAGTGCTATTTCTAGATCGCTTGAGTTGACCTTAAAAATAGAGACACGATTGTTTGTCGCCCCACGCAGGGCATCTGCTCGCGTCGTATAGAAAGTAAGGCGACCGAGCTGATCTACATAAACGTAAAAAGTTGCTGTAGTTGTCTGCCCAACATCAGCGGCTCTCACGTAAAATTGAGAAGCATCCGAGACTTTGTAAAAGGCGGAAGATTCACTTGTGATGTGACTTCTATTTGAGCCAAGAAGCCACTGGCCGCCAAAATAAGTCCCATGCCCATCCGGGCAATCAGGCCCAGCGAGCGCCGAATTGATGTTAAAAGGAAGTCCGACAGCGCTGGTAAGCGTAACTCGATCTCCACTCCAGAATGAACTGGAGCCCAAGTAG